ATTTTCAAGTTGATTATGATTTAGGTCGTGCATTTTTCATAGACGGCGCAAGCGGTGTTGCACAATTTGATAATCCTTTGATAATGGGTGCAAATGGAACCGAAGGTGGTGAAATAGTATTTGATCCGGGTTCGAGTGAAACGGCACAAACAAAAACATTCGACACTGCATCTGATTCATTTAGATTTCACTCAAATGCAGTAACTTTGTTTGGTGTCAATATTGATAGAAGCGCAATTCATTATGGTGGATTAGTAATAAATGAAGATGGTTTAGATCAAGATACACGAATTGAAGGATCAACATTACCAAGTTTATTTCATGTTGATGCCGGGAATGATAATATAGGAATCAATAATGCAACACCAAACATATCCTCAATTGTTGATATAGTATCAACTACAGAAGGAATATTAATTCCAAGAATGACAACAGCGCAAAGAGATGCAATTTCATCACCAGCACAAGGATTATTAATATACGATACAGACTCTGACAAATTTTCACAAAGCAATTCAACTACATGGACTGATATTGCAACAATAGATGATGTTGTCGCACTCGCCATAGCACTAGGGTAATAATAAAAGGAAAATAATAAATGCCAAACGTATTTAAAAATGAAACAGCTAGAAATGTTTCAACTGCAACGACAATATATACAGTTCCCGCATCTACTACTTCAGTATGTGTTGGGTTTACCATAGCTAATGTTGATGCATCAGCAACCATAAATGTTACTGCATTGGTTACTGCATCTGCTCTGGAGTATAATATAGTAAAAGATACTCCCATATTAAAAGGAGCATCATTACAATTAATATCGGGGGAAAAACTTGTTTTACAAACGGGAGAGTTAATTGAGGTATCTTCCACTGGTGGAAATTGTGATGTAATACTCTCATTCATGGAAATCACATAATATGCCACAAAGTAAAATACAATTTGGTGGACTGGAAGACGGAACAGCAGGAATGACTTTGTTGGAAATAAATACAGCCACAAATAATTCATCCGTAGTATTTAACACAATACCAAAAATATTCAATAGACTACATATCGTATTCGAAACAGTAACGTTCAATACTGACGATACTTTACTACTAATGCAATTTGATTATGGTGCTGGAATGATAACAACAGGATATCATAGTTTTGTCCGAACTGCTGAGGATACTAGTGCTTTTAATAATGACGTTGGGGCTACTACTTCAATGCAATTGGCAGGAGACACGACGGCTACATGGGGTATTGGAAACCTAACCAATGAGGGAATATCCGGGGGAAATATTGATATTTTTGATGCACAAAATTTTGGTGCATATACAACGTATAGATCAAATATAATATATACAAATAATGCAAATTTCGAATCAAGGGCTTGGGGAGAACAACAAACAAATGGAGCTATTGAAGGTATAGGTATTGGACCACCATCAGGAACATTTTCGGGATCATTCAAACTTTACGGGATTATTTAATGGCATATATAGGACCAGAAGTTGTCACTGAAATTCATGGACAATTCACAAAACAAACATTAACACCAAATGGTGCTAAAACAACGTTCACACTTGATAACGAAGTTGCATCTGCATCTAGTATTCGGGTTGTATATGGTGGGGTTCCACAAGAGCCGGGGTTAGCGTACACAGTTGCAGGAAATACTATTACATTTACATTTGTTCCAAACACTGGAATTATATTGTATGTAATATATCTAAATGACAAGGTGCCAATTGGCGTTCCCGGTGATGGAACAATTACCGAAGCTAAATTAGATACAAATGCCGTTTTGCGTGGTGGTTATATACACGGTCTACAGCTTGGAAATAATGTAACTAATCCCACAAATGATATTGATATTGGTATTGGGGAGTGTGTGAGTGAGGATGGAACTACAAATATGGTTCTATCTAGTGCATTGATTAAACAGATAAATGCAACTTGGTTAGCAGGAACAAATCAAGGTGGGTTTCCTTCTGGATTGACTGGTGGATTAGTTCAAGATGATACTTGGTATCATATATTCGTAATCAAAGATACTAATTCTGGTGTTGTTGATGTCGGGTTCGATGCATCCTTAACAGCAACTAATTTATTGAACACATCAACTTATGATAAATACAGAAGAATAGGTTCTGTTAGAAGAGAAACGGCAAGTAATAATCAATTTTTTCAAATTGGAAATAGATTTATGTATGATACTCCAATTTCAGATTTAAATGGGGTTCCTCCCACAACAAGAACACTACAGACTATTAGTGTACCAACTGGAATAAACGTTGAGGCTGATATTACATACTATGTGCGAGTCACTGATAACGGTGAACATTATTGTTTAATATATAACCCATTGTTAGCTGATACTCCACCATCACAATCATTGCATACAATGTCTGCAAGGGATTTTTCATCAATAGACATGGATCATTCAAACAAACTTCTGGTTACAACTGATACCTCTAGTAGAATTGCAGAACGAGTATCGGGAACCATAAATAATAGAAGAATTATCTGTCATGGATATATAGATAATAGAGGACAACTATAATGTCATACATAGGACCAGCACCAAAATTTGGTGCATTCGAAAAACAAACGTTAACTCCAGATTCAATATTAACTACATTTAATTTAGACTTTCAAGTACCTAATTCTCAATCAGTAGTTGTTAGTTATAATGATATTATTCAAGAACCGGGTGTTGATTATGATACTGGTGGATCAACAATAACTTTTACATTCACTCCACAAACTGGAATTGTGACATGGATTATGTTTTTGGGGTCATCATTAAACTTATTAGTTCCTGCTGTAGATTCAGTTTCTGAAAGTGCATTGAAATCAGAAGCTGTTATGAAACGAGGATTTATTGATGGATTACAATTGGGAAATACGGCTGGGGATTTAATCAACGATATTGATATATCAATTGGAGAATGTACCGACAGTTCTAATACAAACAATATGATATTAACAACCTTGTTGGCTAAACGAATCGATGCTACATGGGCAGTTGGTACGGGTAATGGTGGATTTCCCTCTGGACTTAGTGGTGGTTTGGTTCAAGACAATACTTGGTATCATGTATTTTTAATAAAGCATATATCTTCTGGTGTTGTTGATGCCGGGTTCGACACATCCTTAACAGCAACTAATTTATTAAGTGATTCTTCATATGATGTATATAGAAGAATAGGTTCTGTTAGAAGAGAGGTTGGATTAAATAGACGATTCATTCAAATGGGAGATTATGTTTATTATAGCACACCTATACTAGATTATGTTGGGCCGTCATCAACAACAAGAACAAATAGAACAGTATCAACACCTATTGATGTTAATTGTGTGGCAACCATACTACACATAAGCAACCAAATAGCAGTCGGGACTCAATATGGAATAGTTAATAATCCAGACCTTTCTGATATAACTCCCTCTTCAACGGTACGAAATACATTGGTGGTTGGAAATGATGTTGGGGGAATAAATACTATTGAAATGTCGGTGTTGACTAACACAAGTTCTGAAATAGCAACCAAATATACAAATACTTGGAATAGTAATATATCCACTTCTGGGTATAAAGATTTTAGAGGAAAACAATAATATAACTGATTGGAGAATCAAATATGAGTGATGATAAAAGAAATAAATTAAATGACACACAGGATATCGCAATACAAGTAATGCAAGGAGAATTGAACAATGCTACTGCTACAATTATTCAATTAAAAACCCAACTAATAATTGCCAACAAAGAAATAGAAGAATTAAAAACACCAACCGAGAAAAAAACAGAATAAATGGCTATATTAAATCTCACAATTGATCAAGGGACTACATTTGAAACTGATCTAACTATAAATCAAGATGCTACAACTCCCTTAGATTTGACAGGATATACTTTTCGTTCTCAAATGCGCCGACATTATAGATCAGTAGCAGTAACAGAAACCTTGACAGTAGCAATTAGAACTGGTGTATCAAGAATAACTCTCGATGCTGGGGGTACATTATATACATCGGCTCCGGCTGTTACTATAACACCTCAAGGGGGCGATACTCCAACCATAGTAGCAACCGCTACCGCTACGATAGATTTAACAACCGGGTCTGTAACTGGAGTTGTTGTGGATGAACCGGGAGTAGGATATACAAACATACCACTAATAGGATTTACTGGTGGTGGTGGATCGGGAGCAACCGCAACGGCTGTTCTAGATGTTACTGACGGAAAAATAAAAATATCATTAACGGATACACAAACATCTGCAATAAAAGATGGAAGATATGTTTATGATGTAGAATCTATTGCACCAACTACATCGAAAATTGATCGAGTAATAGAAGGAAGAATTCTTGTAACTCCAGAAGTGACAAAATAAAATGGTTAAAGTTGTAATCGATGATACACAACCAAAGCAACGAGTTGTTGTAACAGACAACGACAAAAAAATAACAGTTAATAGTACACAACCAAAAGAAAAAGTTGTAACTGGAACTGTTGAAAAGAATGTTGTAATTGATCCGGGTCAAGAAAAACAACGAGTCGTAACCAAAGAAGGTACTAAAGGAGATATTGGCCCACAAGGGCTTACTGGCCCACAAGGTCCAATTGGACCTGCTGGGGCTGATGGTTCTGATGGTGCTATTAGTATTGTCGATGTAGATACACTTGAACTCGAAATGGAATTCATATTATCCAACCTAACAAATTTCAAAGAAACAATATTTACAGATGGACTTTTAACAAATCTATCAACATATACAACACCAATAAAAACTACAAAATTATTCAATAAAGATTTTACATATGTAGCTGGGCAATTAACTCAACTCGTATTAACAAGAGTTTCTGATTCAGCAACATTAACAAAAGAGTTTACATACAACATAGACGGAACTTTAAAAACAATCAATACTATATAGGAGTATCATGTTCAATAAAATATTTGCAGTTATGTTAATCAGTTTGTTTGTATTTACAACAAACGCAACTTCAGCAACACTTCCACCTTTTGTACAATCAGTAGTTACTGATTATGATTTAACGGCTGGTCCTAGTTACACAAATGGATTTGAAGATATTGCTTCTTTTAGTAATTTCTATATCGTTCCCCAAAATAATCAAGGAACGGCATCACACACATTAGAAGCTACTACTGTTTATGAAGGAAATTTCTCACACAAAGGATATCAATACGGGGCTAATCCACTTCCTGCTCCCGGTGGAAATACAAATCACAGAGCATATCCTACAATCCAAATGATGAACGATCCTTTTGGTGTTAAGAATACTGCTGTAGTTGTAGATTTTTATGTGAATGTTGATATTGATATTACAAATGTTGCTAATAAAGATTGGGTAAGCTTGGCTACTTTTTCATCATATAGTGATATATATTGGCCTCATTCTTATTTGGTAAATATAGATAAAAATTACAAAATGCATTTTCAACATGTTCCTGTTCACAGTGAAAATGCTCCTGATATTTACCATGATTCAACAATATCTTTTCCAAGAAACCAATGGGTACGAGTTACTGTATATATAGATTACACTACAAATAATGTTTATAACTCACCAGTAATTGCACTTTGGCAAGATGGTGTACTTGTATCAGCATCAAAATTTAATCCTCAAATTGTAGGGTCTGCATATCTTCCAGAAGAAATTCCCCCTTGCGCTGTTGGTTGGGATGGAATTGATCATAACTGGTTAAATACTCAATGTAATTTTACTTATCCTAACAATGGTGGGTTGGCTCAAATGCATTTTGGGTTATATACTCCACCTCTTCAATCCACTGGTGCTATCTATAATGACAAATTAGAAATTATAGAAGTAATAAAAAACAATAAATAAATGGCTTTACAGTTTGACATAAATCTAACTGAAATAGATGATGCGGATACAACTACCAATTGGGATGGTTTCCGGTGGACTGGTACTGGTCAATTCGCCGGAGTAGTTCAAGACTTACAAGTTAAGTTTGAAGGTACTGCCGCAAATGCGGTTAAAGCCGCCGGAAACAGTTGGAAAACAGGACTTGGGTTTGATTGGTATACCTCGACTGCTGGTGGAACAAAAACTGCTAATACCGTAGTGGATATGACTGCCACTGGAAATGAATTATTAGGAACGATAATTCAAATGCTAACCCCTGCTGTAATGTTGACACGGGCGGCTGGTGGACTCTTTATGTGGGTTTCGTCTTCTACAGAAACAACTGGCGCACCAACTGATTATTCTGAATGGTGGATTGGTGGGTCAGATGTAGGAACAAACGGCTGGAAACAAGTACTTATAGATACAAGAAAGGCTCCGTCATTTACAGCCGGAACAGGAACTGCTGTAAATATTTCTTCTGGTAGCACATCAACAAATGAAATTACAACAACAGCATCTCATGGATTCTGGACAGGGCAGACGGTTGTAATTGCGAGTTCTGATATTGCAACTGCTGGTAATACCCCTGCTGTTCCTACAATCAATAGAGCAGACTGGGAAATACGAGTCACAGGAGCAACTACTTTTGTAATTGTTAATGACGATGGAACGGATGTTATTTTATCTAGTGCAGGAACAACGGTTGGGACAGTTACTCCAGAAGGTGCCGATTTAACAGCCGTGAGGCGTTTTGGGGTTGGTGTTAGAAATGTTGCGACTGTTGCCAATGTTAAAGCTGAAAATACCTTTATGGATATTTGTTTTAATGGATTTCCTATTTATGAAGTTACAGACGATGCAATAGGTGGTGCGACAACTGCAACGTGGGAAGATTTTATTAATCATTCGGAGGGGGCTAATAATGGATTGATTGAACAGGCTTCTGGTGCTGTTCTGTTTGGTTCAGCAATAAGATTTGGCTCCGACACTCAATCGAATCCTTTAACATTTCTAGATACAATTCCATACAGTATTATCTTTAAACGGTATTTATATTATGGCGGGGCAAACCGAGCATCTGTTCTCCATCTTCTAAATTATGAAGACATATATTTCATTGATGCTCAAGGTGCTTCCGGTCAAACTACATCGGTTGAAATGGGTGTTCTAGTTGGAACAGGAGATGATAGAAAAGGTGTTAACGGACCAAGATTTTTAACAGAAGACCCCGGAAATCAAACTTATACCGTTGATTTCGCAACTGATATTGCTCATTTATCTTCTGTCAACTTTTATGGAGCGGAATTTGTTGGAGCGAGAGAAGGCATCTCGTTTGATGATAGCACAAAAACCACTCTTATTGATACTACATTCATTACTAACGGAAAAATAGATGTTGGAACAACTAGCAACGGAGCAGAATTATTTGGGGGTACTTTAATCGACCCAAACGATAGAACAAACGATCAAAATATAGGACTACTATGGCCCGGAACAACTACAAATATTTCTGATATGACAATTGTTTCAACTGGTGATCCATCAACTCAAACTATGATCGAGTTTGCCGCCGCCGGGACATATACGTTTGACAATATAAAATTCTTTGGTGAATTTCCACCAATGACTAATGATGTACGGCAAATTTTAAATAGTACGACAGCGACAGTCATAGATTCATATGGATATTTAAATGCTGATAACGATATAATATTTCATAATGGAACGACACGGGGAGTTGGTCAAGAATTTACTGGAACGGGAGTTGTTGTTGATGCATTACAAGTCCTTCTAAAGAAAACTGGCGCACCAACTGGAAACATGGTTTGTAAAATTTATGATTCTGATGATGCTACCCATCCCAATGCAGAACCAACAGGCGCAATTTTAGCAACATCAAATGAGATTGACGTTTCTAAATTAGGGACAGGATCAAATGCAGTACAATTTTTATTCGAAGATGGGTTTGTTCCTACAAACACACAAACATACTTTTGGGTTATTGAAGTTCCAGCAACAGGTGGAGATGTTTCTAATAATATAACAATGAGATATGATGGGTCTTCTTCATCTCATGCAGGGAACGCAGTCACGTGGGATGGAACTACATATGTTGCCCAACCAGTTGATGTCCCCTTTCTATTGACCTCTGGAGGAAAAGTTATAATCAATTTAACCAATGGATCAAATGCAGACGTAAACGAATCGTTGGGTATTGATACATATCCTATTCCCGTTGCGCCCGGAGCAATAGATATAAATAGTTCAACAGTAATATCTTTCACTGGTTTGAAAACAGGCTCAGAAGTTAGAATATTACAAACAGGAACAAATACAGAAATAGATGGAATAGAAAGTTCAGGAACCACATTCAATCATACTTACGAAGCATCTGGCGCAACCAATATTGATGTGGTTATATTACACGAAGATTGGAATTATGAATTTATTGATGATCTTCCAAGACCAGCAACCGATTCCTCTATACCAATTCAACAAAGAACTGATCGAATATTTAATGATCCTACAGGAGTATAACATGTACAAACAATCGGATGGAATAATTGCAATACAGCGAATTATAGACAAACACAACAGAGATGCTAAGAACGAAAATAACATAAATAATAACAACGACTGTAATGTATATCGTGGTGATGTTCGTGATTATTTTAGCGTTGATTATGCTAGAGATTGTAAAGATATACATGAAAATATGACAACTGATGGAATAACTTTAAATGTAGAAGAATTTAACGCATTTATATCAATGTTGGTAACAAACAATATCATTATAGAAGAAACAAAAAACTCATATATTTTAGTACCAAAAGATTACACCTAAAGGAGAAATAACTAAATGGCAATTGTAAATGATCTTGATCGTCTATCAAGACATCAGGTAATATACAACACATCAAATCAATTAATTTCATTGGAGGCAACTGGCGATCTAATAGATGCTGGTGGAGCTAATGAGATGTCCGGTACAACTGGATCAACGGCGGCTTCGTTAGTTTTTACAGTTGGATCAGGGAATCCAAGTACTGCCGGGGTAGTAGCTAATGATATTCTTTGTATTCATGAAGGACCGGATGCAGGACATTATGTTATTGCATCAGTAACCGCAACCACTGTTACAGTAAACACTACAGACCAAGATGGAAACACAATTGATCGTGGTTCTGAATTAACAAACTTTACCGCTTTTGGAACAAATTCAAATCTATCATGGGATATTCGTTCTCCAAATGAAACGGATGGTCGCCAATTAGATACTGGAACAGATGGTGCAACAACTCAAGGTGGTGGAGACACAGGAACATTTACTTCTGCATCTGCTCTATGGACAACACAGGGAGTTTCGCCCGGAGATATTTTAGTTCTCTCCGATACAACAGATGCTGGAGACTACGAAGTTACTGCAATTGCTTCTGATACTTCAATGACAATTACACCAGATTTTCCAAACGGTGGTCAATCAAGTGCAACTTTCACAGTCACTCGATACAGTTTATTAGATGGTGTTACAAAACAGGCACTATATTCATATTCTAAAACACAATGGAAAAAAGATTTAGACCCATTTGTAACAGCCGATGATCTTATCAGACACGAATTCCCATTTGAGGGAATTACTCGTGAACAGATGGAGCTTGGTGGTGGTTCTGCTCATGCTGATTGGGATTACTTTTCAGAGCGAACACGAAGATTGGTACGAACTGGTGGGTGGGCTTCTAAAGATGCAACCAACACAAACGAGCGTGAAGATACCGGAGTTATTACATTGGGTACGTTGCCCACAACTACTCAAGTTTATTACCAACCAGTGTCGGTTATTACAACAAAGGTTAATTTTGTTTTAACTGGTCCGGTGAATCAGGCCATCAAAATTTTTGAGGCTGGGTCAACAGAGTTTGGTGGAACAGATAATACCCGAGCATTTTTGAAATTGTTTGCTAGAGCGAAAGGTCAAACTTATGCTGGATCACAGATTTCAGATATTGGTGTATCTTCACTAGAAACAATCGTAAACAGATTTCCACTTGCTTCTGCCGCCGATCCCGCTATCGTTACTTTTGATGGTTCATTGGAAAACGGAGAAGCACCTTGGGCGACAGTTGACACAGTTGGTTCTGCTGAAACTTCAAAAGCTTTTACAAATAATCTTGATGGTACAGCAACAATTACTGCAACTCAAGATTATACTGCAACCGATTTAGCAGTTGGTGATACGATTGACATTACTGCTCCAGCAGGTCATGCTGGACGATATACAGTTTCAGGAAATATTATTGCCGCAGGTTGTGATATTAATATTCTTGAAGATGGTAATACTCTTGGAGATTTAACAGTCACTCTTGACTTCCAAGCGTATTCGACAGTTGTTGATGTAACAAATGCTTCTGAAACAGATGGTGTTCTTGCTGATGCTACACCATTTGATGGAACGAGAGGAACATTAACAACTACAACAGGTAACTTTACAACTGCTGGCGTTGCCGCAACAGACTATGTAAGAATTACTGCTGGTACTGGACCAATTGGAGTTTATAAGATTGTTTCAGTTGATTCTGCTACAGTTCTGACTCTTGATACTTCAGACGTAACTGGTGGATTCACTGGTGAAACTGGTATGACCTTTGTAGTTGTTGGACCGGGAATGTATCTCCAATACAAAAATGAAGATATTGCTTCTGTTGTTCCGGGTAACACTAGCATCAACTTTTCATCCGGTACAGGTGGTGGTGGTGAAGATCAAATAACAACTACTGGTGGTACATGGGATGCAGGAATTGGTCTTGGTACTGTTATTACGGTTGCAAATGCTGAAGATGCCGCAAACAATATTTCATATACCGTTAAAGCAAGAACATCTGCAACAGTTCTAACACTAGCATCAACCGATATTGTTACTGCTAATGCCGCAGACACAACAGCAACCTTTACTGGTAAAATCAATTTTGTAAGAGCAGTTGGTTCTGATTCTTACGGATTCAAATGGAGATTATTTGGTAATCAAGGATTAGCTTCTGAATGTTTTGAATATGTTCAAAGACGACTTCGAGAAGCCGCAAATATTGATGAAGGTGGAAACGTAACAGAACTTGGTAATGGTGACGTTGTTGATCTTCTAATGTCTTTCACTTCTCCAAACGGTATTGGTCTGAATATGATTATTGATGACCTTGCTATTGCGGATGTTAATAACGTGACCTTCAACGATAACACTGGAACGAACAGAGTATTCCCATTCGTAGCTGGTGGAACAATTCTTCCGAACATCAACTTGCAAAATGATTCTGATGCGGAATATACAATGTTCTTCACTAATGCAAATGGTAATCAGTATTCAACAGTTGATGCTATCATTGTAGACAACAATTCTGGAGTAGATATTGCTGGCCTAGTTGCCGCATCGAGTTCAATTGCATTCGATTTCGATTATGATGGTAACGTTCAAGGTGGTAGAACATCAGCAACAAACGCACCAATTACTCTTGTAGGAATTGGACTATCTACCGCACAATTCGTTATCGTTACTGGTACTATTACTAGATCAACAACTAATAGTTTCTCAATGGTTAGCTCATTGGAAAGAAATTATTCTGATCCAGCAGGAGTATAACCGTTGAAAAATGATTTTGTATTTGGACGTAAAATAACTGCCGAAGAAACAATGAAGGATCGGGAATTATTAGTCCAATTAGAACAGAACGAAATTGATAGAACAAATCAACGTATTCAAGAGCGAGAGTTGGCACTGGCAGAGAAAAAATCTCTGTCAGGGTCAGCCTTTCTTGATATCTTAACGAATTTGAGAAAATCAAAAACCAATTTAGAAAAAGCAGAACCATTTACCTCAGATTTTGATTTTTTGTATGAAACCACACCACAGTTAAAAGAGACACATAAATATTTAGAGGATAGTATACAAAAGATTGAAAATTTAATTAAGGAAATTTAAAGAATGAGCGATTCTTTCATACAAGTACCACCAGACTCTACAGGGAAAAAAATACTCTCTGTACGAAGAGAGCATGTTCCATTCGGAACGGTTTTAACATCATTTATCATAGACGAAATAATTACTGGATCAATTTCTGGCGCAACCGGAACTGTAGTTGGTATAGTATTTAATAGAATAGACCCAACCAAGGGAGACCTTTGGTTGAAAGATGTTACTGGAACGTTTGTTCTCAATGATCTTTTACAGGCTACAGGACCAACAACAAGAGCAACTGTAACGACCAGTTCCAATAGTTTAGAATCACAATCAGTTAATATTACCGATGGTAATATAATTGGTCGAATGGCTACCATTGATGAACGTGGAAGTTTACAAACTAGATTTGAAGATGGTTCGCCACAATTTGACTCCTTTAATCGACTACGAACATCACAGCCTGTTATTCTTGGTGATTATACTTTCTTACGAGATGCACAAGATTCCCAATGGAGTGAAAATCTTTCTGGAACAGGATCAAGAACATATAGCGGAAACGATTCATCGGTTGTTCTAGATACCGCCGGAACAGCTTCTGGTGCGCTTGCTAGAATGACCACACAAAAATATCATCACTATCAACCGGGAGTAGGTCATTCAATTCTTATGACTACTGTTCTTGGTGATTCTGGAAAAACTAACGTGCGAAGACGTTGGGGGTATATGGATGATAATGATGGATGTTATTTTGAACTAGACGATACAACTCTATATGTGGTTCTACGATCATCCGTTACAGGATCAGTTGTTGAAACTCGAATACCACAATCAAGTTGGAACAAAGATAAACTCGATGGAACTGGTATATCTGATATGACTCTTGACCTAACAAAAAATAATATTTACACTATCGATATACAATGGTTAGGTGGTGGTACTATTTCGTTTGGTATTTTCAGACCCGATGGAGTAGAAATTGTTGTTCATGTAATTGAGAATGGAAATGCTACAGACAGAGCGTGGTCAAAAACTGGAACACTACCAATGCGATATGAAGTAGAAAATACCGGAGTAGCAGTTTCTTCTAGTGAAATAAAAGCGACAACAGCAGTAGTACGAACAGAGGGAGATTTTAGACCAAACAAAAGACATTTTAGTACTGTACGATCTACTAATGTTTCTGGAACAACTACATTAAAACCTATTATAGGTATCAGACCAAAAACTTTGGTTGGCACTCAACCAAATCGAGTTGCTATAATTCCAGTTCGTATGTCTATGTATACTTCTGCCGAAGTTACGATGATACAACTAATAAAAAACCCAGCAACATTAACAGGCGAGTCATGGACTTCTGCTAATACTGAAAGTGGTACAGAATATGAAATTTCAGCAACAGCAATAACAGGTGGAACTGTTCTAGATACTTGGTTTTGTCCAGTAGGTGCCATGACAGAACATTTTGATGCGTTTGATTATTTAGGAGAATATATCAGACTAGATGCAGATGGAACTACACAAGATGAATATGTTTTAGCCGCAGAAACTGTTACTGGAACTTCAAATATTCGTGGATCACTACATTGGGATGAAATCGCATAATGACATTAGCTGTTTTTGGATGGGAAGATTATTGGGATTTAACTCTATACCACAAAGTTACTTTTGATGGACCGAACAGATTAATTTTAATCAACGATGGAGTAACAACTATCGATATTAAAACTGATTTATATTCGTCTTGGAAACATTGGTTGTTAAATCGAGATAATGCAAAATATATTCAAGCTATGCGAGGCGTTGGAGGCGATCCAACTATTCAAGGTAGATTTTTAGGTTCTACATTCTTCCTAGAAAATGGTTGGAAAATTCGAACATGGGAAGGTGATCATAGATTGACTGTAGAAGGAAACTTATTCTCTTCTGATGGTAATAATCCATTTGTACCAACCATTGGAAATCACAACATCGTAACTAATCTATCGACTTCTAATTTGATTGATACAATCGATACTGATCCCGGTAGTATAGCCGCCGATGTTTGGAATGCAAGCTTGGCAGTTCACAAACTCGATGCAACATTTGGAAAACTTGTTCAAGATATCGATAAACTAACAAAACTAATACCCGGAACACTATAATGATCTCATTCAAACAATTTTTAAAAGAAGGTATAAACGATAAAGGAATATTCAAAGCAGTATTTCTTGGTGGAACTCCCGGCTCTGGAAAGTCATATGTAAGTTCCAAAATAATAAGTGGCTCTATTCAACCAAAAATTATCAATTCGGATAAGTTTATAGAATTTATATCCAACAAAAGAAATATAGATATTGGACCCGGATTTGATAAAGAAGCAAAAGAATTTGCCAAGCTATTCAAAGACACCAAAAACAGTACAAGAGCCGAATTAGAATTGGCTATAAATGGTATGCTTCCTATGATCATTGATTCAACTTCGGCTGATATAACCAACACAATAAATCGAAATAAAGTATTAAAAGACTTTGGTTACGATACTGCAATGATCTGGGTCAATACTTCACTCGAAACTTCATTAAAACGGGCTAAATTGCGCTCTAGGAGCGTCCCAGAGGCGTTCATACGCAAAGTATTTGATAAAGTAGAAGAGAACAAAACAGCGTTTCGATCAAAATTCAGTATTTTTATGGAGATAAATAATGATGACGGAGAATTAACAGATAAAGTGATAGGAAAAGCATTTAACAGACTATCGAAATTCTTTAATTCTGATATCAAAAATCCAACTGGTAAAAAAATCAAAGAACAACTGGTAAAGGAACTTGGTAAAGAACTAATTCCATCAATAATGTCAAAATCAGAATTATCTAGCAAAGTCACTATCTGGTTTAAAAAGGGATAACCATGAAAACGTTTAAACAATATATAAAAGAAGAAGATGAATTAGCAATGGAGATGAATTTTATTCAACAACAATTAGAAAAACAGTTAATGGAATATAAAGTAGGACACACTATGGGATTCCGGCAATCAACTCTTGGTGGAGAACATAATAGATCATTACTAATTTCTTATGCATCTGGTGTAAAAGAAACTGTTTCAAATGGAATTTTAGATAATTCAAAAATACGGATGCGGTGGCATATTAGTAAAGAACGAAATGGATTTTTAGTTGAATCATTTCAACAAAATTTTAATTTTGCTGATCCATCCGAAAAACCAAAAAAATTCCGAAAAGTATCTAAAGCAACTAAAGAAAAAGCAGTACAATCTATTGTTAAGTGGTTTGACACTAACAAAAAAATATTACTAAATATCGTAGGGTAAATAAATTAATGCCAAATACTAGACAAGAATTGATAGATTACTCTCTAAGAAGTCTAGGCGATCCTGTTATCAACATAGAAATTGACGATCAACAACTTGAAGATCGTATGGACGAAGCCTTGCAATTTTTTGGAGAGAATCATTTCGATGGTGTAGAAAAAGTATATCTCAGACATACAATAACCCAACTAGATATTGATAATGAATATATACCAATTCCAAATGAAGTAATCACAGTCATACGTGTTCTTCCAATATCTTCTGGATTTTCTGGAGATATTTTTAATGAGGAATATCAATTTTTTCTCAATGATATGAATGCGTTTGTAGGTTCTGGATTGATTCCATATTACCAATTCCAACAAAACATAAGTCTAATACAATCTCTCTTTAATCATGAACGGTCTATTCAATTCAACCGAAAACAGAACCGACTATTTATTGAAGAAGATTGGGCTTCTAAGTTCCAAGTGGATCAAGTATTTGTTATGGAAACGTGGAGAATGCTTGATCCAGAAACATTTACCGATGTATATGATGATTGGTTCTTGAAAAAATACACAACAGCACTTATCAAACAACAATGGGGAAATAATCTAAAGAAATTCGATGGGGTTCAATTAACTGGTGGAGTTACCTTGAACGGAAAAGATATATATGACGAAGCTACCCAAGACATCGAAACTCTTGAACAAAAATTAAAAGACGAATACCAATTGCCGCCGAGAGATTTTGTGGGCTAGTATGAAAGAATCTCCAGAACATTCAAATTCTTTTGTAAATTGGATGCTAACAATTGTTGGTGGTATTGTTGTTATGGCTATTGCTGGCCTGTTAAATTTATATGGAGAAGTTTCATCTCTCAGAAACACAAACCGAGTTAATATTAAACAATGGGAACTGCTTGCTAACTTACGAAACCGAATTGACAAGATAGAATTAGAACAAGCATATTATAAAGGATATGAAAAAGGTAAAACCGAAAGAAAACCAATAAAGGTAATCGAAAAATGATAAATTTCAAAAATTTTATAAAAGAATCGCCATTTACAACAGCAAGAAAAATAATAAACCCAAATTCAAAAGTAGGTAAAGGTGGTGTGAATAGATCATTTGGAACAATATTAGGTAGATCAACTATCATTAGAATTTTTACTGATATTAAAGGAGTTCCTAGAGGATTTCTTCAATGGGGAACAAAAGAGATTCGACTAGATGATTTAAAAATTAGAATAGAACCAGACCAGTTATTAAAAATGAAAAAAGTTGATATTATTGAACTAGTACAACAGGCCATAGACGACAAACTAATATGAAAACATACAAAGAATTTATAAGAGAAGAAAAGAAAAAAAGTTTACTCAATGATCTAAAAACTATTGAAAAATTGTTAAAAACTATAGAACAATTTTCTAAAGATAGGATATCAACACCAGAAGCTTTTGCAACAATAGATAGAAGATTGGTAGATGAAAAAAAAGCAAAGAATTTTAGAAGTAGATATATAGATTTGCAAAATTCCCTATCAGCAACACAAACTAATTACAAAAAAGCGTTAATAGATTTAAAGACTTTTATTAGAGTTTTATAATGACAAACTACTTCATAAATAATTACAACAACCAAAACGAACAACGATTAATAGACGACAAACTAATATGAAAACATACAAAGAATTTTTAAATGAAGATAAAAATATATCCAATCTTGTAAATAATTACAAAAAAAAAGCAATGAAAATGATAATAGATATTAAAAATTTTGAAAGAGATAGAATTCATTCTAGTGATGTAATGAGTGGACTAAAAAATACATCACATTTAACAACAATAGAAAGAAAAAAAGCTATTGACGAATATATTAAATTAGATCAAGAACTACTAGCATCTATGGACAAAATGAAAAAAGATATTGGTAAATTAGGTAGTTTATATGGAGAATTATTTTAAATAATGTCCAACTTTTTTGTAAATAATTACAACAACCAAAACGAACAACGATTAATAGACGACTTAACCAGAGAAGCTATATCATTCAATGGTATTGATATTATATATGTTCCAAGAGTATTTTTAAATAAAGATAAATTATTTGGTGAAGATACTCAAAATGCTTTCCAACAAGCTTATGAAATCGATATGTATATAGATTCGGTTGATGGGTTTGAAGGTGAATCAGATATCATATCTAAATTTGGTTACGAAGTTCGTGATGAATTAAATCTATCCGTATCACAATCAAAATTCCAAGATACAACTGGTCTTGATAAACCAAACGAAGGCGATCTTGTGTACTTTCCATTGTCTGATGGATTGTTTGAAATTAAATTTGTAGAAGACGAACAACCGTTTTATCCAAGAGGAAAAACAACTACATTCAAACTATCATGTGAGTTGTATCAATATTCTGGAGAAGTTCTAGATACTGGTGTAACCCAAATAGATGAAATAGAGGAAGACTTTTTAAACGCCGATTCAATAACTAACGATCCATTTGCAGACAATCCAGAATTTGATACGGAAGGTCAGGGAGTAATAGACTTCAGCGAAAACGATCCTTGGAGTGAAAAATTTTAAATAAGGAATACTAGCAGAATGAAAACATACAAAGAACTTTTATCAGAAGCAGGTGGCGGTAAAGGAGTGAATGTAACTGATCCTTTACAAACTATGATGAAAGCTATCCTCAATGGTACAAAAATTAAAACGGTTATTACAGGAATGAAAGACAAGCCAAAGAACGCTATAATCAGTTCATTAAACAGTATTATTAATGGCGAAGAACCGAGGATAAAGATTAAAAAGAAGATCACAAACGCTAGAAAACAAGAACTTAGAAAAGAATTAGAGGATGTATGAAAACATACAAAGAACTTTTATCAGAAATGTCTCTATCAACACGGGACCAAAAACATATCCTACATAGTACCGATGAAAAAAATGGCAAACGAGGATTGGTTATAAAACGAGATATAGATGGGATGCCAAAACCACAAGATAAATTTATTATGGTAATAGTCGATAAAAACATGACAGTGATTAAAGGTTGGGGAACACATCCATCTTTAAAAGGTGCTATCAACTTCATAACAAGAAAATTATAAATGAAAACCGTAAAACAATTCCTCAAGCAAACTTGTTAAGGATTTACAAAATGCTCTTGTAGAAATTCAACGGGAAAGTTCTATGCAATCTACCGCTTCAGATATTGGAAAAATTATTCCACAACTATCAGATATCAACGACACCATCAAGAAATTAAGATAATATGTTGGGACTCGAACCGTTTTACCACAATTCAATTAGGAATTTAATAATTGCTTTTGGAGCAGTATTTAACGACATTTCAATTCAACGATTTGATTCGACAGATAATGTAACAAAAACAATGAAAGTTCCTCTTGCATATGCACCCAAAGAAAAAATGTTGGTGCGTATAGATCAAGATATTTCTGGAGCTACAACGGAAGGGGCTGATATTCAAATGCCACTACCCAGAATGTCTTTTGAAATCACAGGATTCCAACACGATATTATCAGACAAAAATCACCAGTGACAAAACTGGCTATAGCAAATGTTGGAGACAATACTTCTGCAACAACAGTATTTGATTCAGTTCCATACAGTATAAATCTCGAATTAAATGTGTTTGCAAAATATCAAGAAGATGCTCTGCAAATTGTAGAACAAATTTTACCGTTCTTTTCTCCAAGATTTACTGTAAGTGTTTTTGAAACTTCGATGAATATCAAACGAGATATTCCAATAACATTAGAAGGGGTTTCTTATCAAGATAGTTATGACGGAGATTTTAGAGATAGAAGGGCGATAATATACACCTTAAATTTCAATGCAAAAATAAATCTATTCGGCTCTATAGATTCTGGTGCTGGTGGTGGACTAATAACAGACATCACTATAAATATTGCACATAACGATAGTTGCACTCCTATAGTTGGAGAAGAACTGTCTCAAATAAATATTGTACCAGACCCACCAACTGCCGATCCTGATGATGATTTTGGTTTCACCACTACAATCAATACCGTAGAAAGGACTTAATGAAAAAATTAAAAACATTTTTGGAGGAAACCAGATTAAATGAATCTATAAAATCTTCATGGAAAAATCAAATACTAAAAAAACAAAATGGAGAAGTTTCTACCGAAGAACTTGCAACAAATACCAATTATCTAGATCGATCAGTACCATTATTAAAAGATTTTGATATTTTAATAAGGAATTTTAAAGAAACAGTATTTGATAAAAAAGAGACTCTGTTACTACAAACGGCAAAACAATTAATTAAAGATGCTCAAGTACCAAGATCATTACTTTCCATAAAGGAAAAAAAATCAAAATTGCGATTACAATAAAGGATGTATAAATATGACTGATGCACAACAAGACTTAGAAGATACCTTAGACAAGGCACACCAAAAATACCCTGAAATATCAGCACTTGAAGGGGTCGATGTAAAACCTCTTCCAACAACATCAGTTGTTAAAAAAACAGAAACAGATGTTCAAGATGATTATGATTACTCTAGAAAAAAATATTACGACCTTATACAAAAAGGACAAGATGCTATTGATGAACTACTGTTCGTTGCATCTGACTCACAAGAGGCTTCTACATACGAAGTAATTGGGAAACTTATAAAAACGACTTCGGAAGTTACAAAAGAACTTCTGACACTACAAAAAACTATAAAGGAGATTGATGAACTTGCTGGTGGTGGAAAAGGAAAAAACATCACAAACAATTCAATTTATGTAGGATCAACAGACGATTTACAAAAATTGATAGCAAAATCACAACCTAACAATGACGACACAACAACAAAATAAAATAAAGAACTATCTATCTAACCCAAAGATCAAAGCGGTTGGACAACAGATACAATTCACTCCCCATCAAGTACAAGAATATATTAAATGCGCTCAGGACGAAGTGTATTTCATTGAAAATTATGTAAAGATCAAAAATATTGATGGTGGAGATATGGATTTCATATTACATGACTATCAGAAAGATATGATAGACGTGTACAAGAATAACAGATTCTGTATTACTAAATGTCCCAGACAAGTTGGTAAAAGTGTGACCATTGTTGGTGGTTACATGTTGCATTATATTCTATTCAATCGAATGAAAGATATTGGAATTCTAGCCCACAAAGCAGAAACCGCCAGAGAACTTCTAGGACGATTAAAATTTGCTTACGAACAATTACCTATGTGGCTACAACAGGGTGTTGTTACGTGGAATAAAGGGTCGATAGAATTAGAAAATGGTTGTACAGTTCTTGCCGCATCCACATCATCTAGTGCTGTTCGTGGTCGAGCATTTGCTATGGCGTTCCTTGATGAATTTGCATTTGTACCAGACAACATAGCCGAAGAATTTTTTAAATCAACATACCCGACTATTTCTTCTGGTCTCACTTCCAAATTAATTATCGTATCAACTCCACATGGTATGAATTTATTTTATAAGTTATGGACTGATGCCGAAAAAAAGAAAAATTCTTTCGTTCCATTTGAAATTCACTGGAGCCAAGTTCCCGGTAGAGATGTTAAGTGGAAAGAAGAAACAATAAAAAATACATCACAAGAACAGTTTGACGAAGAACATGAATGTCATTTTGTTGGTTCTACAAATACATTAATATCTGGTAGAAAATTGAGATCGATGGTGTATGACGATCCTATCAAAAAAACAGAGAATGGAGTACATATATATAAATTACCAGAAAAAGACCGATTATATAATATGTGTGTTGATGTATCAGAAGGTCTTGGTCTTGATGCATCGGCATTTACTGTTATTGATATAACTGAATATCCATATCAATTAGTAGCAAAATTTAAAAACAACAAAATATCACCAATATTATTTCCATCTATAATAGAACAGGTTGCAAAACAATATAATATGGCAAGTGTTCTGGTAGAAATAAATTCAGTTGGTGGTCAAATATCAGATATTTTATATCACGATCTTGAATATGAAAATATGTTAATGACTGTTGCCAAAAATAAAAAAATGACGGAGGTATCTGGTGGATTCTCTAAATCGGTTCATCGGGGTATCAAGACTTCTTTACAATCAAAACAGATAGGATGTGCAACACTTAAAACTCTTATTGAAGACGACAAACTAATAGTACCTGATTTCGATATTATATCAGAATTATCATCATTCATTGTCAATGGAAAAACATTTGAAGCTGAAATTGGTAGAACAGACGATCTTGCTATGTGTCTAGTACATTTTGGATGGCTTGTGAACCAACAATATTTCAAAGAAGGTGTTAACCATAATATAACAACAAGAATGATGGAAGAACATGAAGAAATGTTAATGGCAGATATTATGCCTATTTATTTTCCACAAGAACCACTGGATGTTAATAAAATAATTGGAACACAGTTAGAGACTAAGAATTGGTAAGTTTAAGGAAAATATTTATATAAATATTACATAGAATATAAAAATAGACAAGGAATCTAAAGTAACACAAATAGGTAATTAAAGGAGAAATAGAAATGGCTTTCAGCGTTTCACCAGTAGTAAATTTCAGAGAAGACGACCAAACATTAGTGCCAGCCGCAGTTTCGACTACGATTGGTGGTTGTGTTATTGCGGCACAATGGGGTCCGTCAAGCGAGCGAACACTTGTTGTTTCAGAAAATGATCTTGTAGAAAAATTCTGGACACCAAATGATGACGTTGCAACAGATTGGATGTGTGCCGCAAGTTTCTTGGCATACGCAAATAATTTATTAGTTGTTAGAAAAGTTGGGGTGTTAGCAAAAAATTCATCCGTAGAAGCTGATGGAACTGTTCCTACAACTGCTCCATTGATAGAAAATGAAACAGATTTTGATGGGTTTACTTTTACAGACGAAGCATTTGTTGGTAAATATCCCGGCGTTCTTGGAAATAGCCTAAAAGTACATGTAGCAGATTCTGTCATATTTCCGAACTGGAAATACAAAGCAGAGTTTGACGGTACGCCCGGAACTTCTGATTATGTTTTACAAAGAGGTGGTTCATTAGACGAAGTACATGTAGTAGTAGTTGATGAAGATGGACAATGGACAGGAAATGCAGGAAGCGTTTTAGAACGATTCCCATTTGTGTCTAAAGCTTCGGATGCAAAGAAAACAGACGGTTCAACAAATTATATCGTAAACGTTCTGAAAAACGAATCTAAATATGTTTGGATTGGTGCTGTTGGAACAATAGGTACAACTCCGTTTGCTGGTGGAAATTCAACTGCCGATTTTGGAGCAACTTCCATTGTGGGAGATGGAGATGCATTAACATCTATTACAATTACAACTCCCGGTACTGGCTATGCTGTAAACGAGACATTTACTTGGTCTGATGGTACTCCAACTACACAAGGAACAGGAACAATTACTTCCGTTGGTGGTAGTGGCGAAATCACGGGTGTTCGTCTAGATACAAAAGGTACTGGATATAGTGCGGCTCCGTCTGTATCAGTCATTACAACAAGTGGTGGTACTTCTGGTGTATTAACAGGTGTTCTTGAAGACCTTGGACAAGGTGGATCATTAACAGGTGGTGTAGATGATAACGGGTCAACTGGACTTACAAATGGAGTTCGACAAACTGGGTATTCATTATTTGCAAATGCTGAAGAAGTAGATGTTACATTAATACTTCAAGGTGGTAGTAGCCCAACAGTAGGGAGATGGATCATAGACAACGTAGCCGAAGTACGAAAAGATTGTGTGGCTTGTGTGTCTCCTGCATTAGCATCGGCGGTAAATAATTCTGGTGGAGAACAAACATCTATTTTAGCAGATGGTACGACTCTTGGAGCATCTTCATATGCTTTCGCAGATACAAACTGGAAATATATGTTAGATCGTTATAACGATGTACCTAGATGGGTTCCACTTAATGGAGATACTGCTGGACTAATGGCAAGAACAGATCAAACAGACGATCCTTGGTTTTCACCTGCCGGATTCAACAGAGGTAATATCAAAAATGCTATCAAACTTGCTTGGTCACAATCAAAAGCGGATAGAGATGAATTATACAAAGCATCTATGAATCCAATTGTAAATTTCAAAGGTCAAGGAATTATATTATTTGGAGACAAAACAATGCTTCTGAAACCATCTGCTTTCGATAGAATTAATGTTAGACGATTGTTTATTGTTTTAGAAAAGACGATTGCTACATCAGCTAAATTTCAGTTGTTTGAATTAAACAACGAATTTACAAGACGTGCGTTTAAAAATCTTGTCGAACCATTCCTAAGAACTGTTCAAGGCCGACAAGGTATTACGGACTTCAAAGTAATTTCAGACACAACAAACAATCCGGGGGCTATAGTCGATACCAATCAATTTGTTGGAGATATATTCATCAAACCAGCCCGATCTATTAACTTTATTCAATTAAATTTTATTGCTACTGCTACAGACGTAAGTTTCGATGAGATTGGATCATAAATAATACAAAGGGAGAATATTAAAAACGATGGATATAAATAGTTTCAAGAGTCGATTACGAGGTGGTGTTAGACCCAATCTATTCGAAGTGTCTTTTACATTTCCACAGGGAATAGCTACAACTCAATTTCAATTCAACGACAGTTTGTTAATCAAAGCATCACAAATTCCTGCTTCTACACTAGGAAATATTGACGTTCCTTTCATGGGACGACAAATTAAAATTCCCGGTGATAGAACATTTACTGAATGGAATATTACTGTTCTGAATGATGTAGATTTTACAATCAGAGGTGCATTTGAATCATGGATGAACGAAATAAATAGCCATGCCACAAATGCTACATCGGATGCGAATCCTCAAGCTATATATGGAACAGCAAATGTTATTCAATGGGATAGAGATGGTACTGCATTGCAAGAATATGTAATTCGAGATGTATACCCATCAGAACTATCACCAATTGAATTGGCGTTTGACACAAATGATCAACTTCAGGAATTCCAAGTTACCCTTCAATACAATTATTGGGAAACGATAGGAAGCGCAGGAAACACAACTCCACAACTGTAACCTAAAAATGGGAATTGTTCTATTCGTAGGGCAATTCCCAATAAAGGCATATAAATATAATGAGCTTAACAGAATCTATAGTAGATTTATTTGGTATCAAAATACCAAAAAAGAAAAAAGAAAAAATACCGACTAGTGTTGTTAATCCAGAACAAGATGATGGTGCGTTAGTAGTAGAGGTTGGAAACCAATCAGGATTTCAACAATCATCCATACAATTTGGAACTAATGCAAAAACAGAATTTGAATTAATCAAACAATATCGAGCATTGGCATTAGAGCCGGAAGTCGATAGTGCTATTGATGACATAGTAGATGAAGCGATTGTATGTGAAGAACACAAAGCCGCCGTATCTATTGAATTAGATGATATAGATATTGGAGAGCCACTTAAAAAGAAAATAAGAACGGAATTTGACGAAGTTTTAAAACTACTTAAATTTTCCGACAAATCATACGATATATTCAAACAATGGTACACAGAAGGAAGATTATATCACCATATTATTGTAGACGAAAAAAATCCAAAAAATGGTGTTGTTGAAGTAAGACCCATTGATGCTACCAATATTAAAAAAGTAAAGGAAGTTATAAAAGAACCTATTCCAAATACAAATGGTCTAGAAAAAATCAAAGAAATAAAAGAATTTTTTATGTATGTTCCAATAAAAAATACTTTCTCAAATAATATTCGTGGCGTTAATTCGGCAGATTTAAGCAACGTTGCAAACGCAATTCAAATAAATACAGATGCAATATCTTATGTTCATTCTGGATTCATAAGCAAGAATCAACAAATAGTTCTTTCTTACTTACACAAGGCAATCAAGCCAATGAATCAACTTCGAATGCTGGAAGATTCAGTAGTTATATATAGATTATCTCGTGCGCCGGAACGAAGAGTATTCTATATTGATGTTGGTTCTTTACAACCAAAAAAAGCGGAAGAGTATATCCAGTCAGTAATGGCAAACTACAAAAACAAGTTTGTTTACAATTCAACAACTGGTGAATTAAGCGACAAGAAAAATCAAATATCAGCACAGGAAGATTATTTCCTTGCCCGTAGAGAAGGTGGAAAAGGAACAGAAGTTGATACCCTTCCTGCTGGACAAAATCTTGGCGAACTAGAAGATTTAAATTTCTTCAAAAGACGATTATTCAAATCTCTTAATGTTCCTGTTACCAGAATGGAAGCGGAAAATACTTTCAATCTTGGTAGAGCATCTGAAATCACAAGAGATGAATTAAAATTCTCAAAATTCATCAATAGATTACGAAAAAGATTTTCTGTATTGTTCAATAATATTTTACGAATTCAGTTAATCACTAAAGGTATTATTCGTGAAGATGAATGGGATGGATATCAAGAAAAAATTCATTATGACTTCGTTTCTGATGCTCATTTTTCAGAATTAAAAGATGCAGAATTACTTCGAGAACGACTTGGTTTATTAAATGAAATTGATCCGTTTCTTGGAAAATTCTTTTCTAAAGCATATATACAGAAAAATATTCTGATGCAGACAGAAGAGGAAATCGACATAATTAAATCTGAAATTGAACAAGAGGCTAAAGATGATGAATTACGAAAATTTGAACCAGAAATAGATCAAGCATTTCCCGGCGGTTCTTTACCGGGAGAAGAGGAAGAGGGAGTTCCACCCGGAGAATCAGAAGTACCAATAGAACCGGGAACAGGACCAGAACCACCAGCCGAACCAGATACTAAAAATAAAAAGGGAGCAGAAGAAAAGAAAAGTGAAATTAAATAAATTTTTAAATGAAATTAGGTTGCGTGGAACTGATTTCAAAAAATCAAAATCAAAAATTGATGAATTGTTAATAGATATAGAAAAATCTATAGATAGTGTATGGGCTTTAACCGAACAGCATATTGAAGATTTTAATAATGCAGATGTAAAAGATATTGGAAGAATACACAAAGCAACCGGAGATTTTGAAAAAGCATTTTTTAAATATTCAGCCCAAGTTAATTTAATAGTAAAATAAGGAATATAAATGAAATTAGATAAATTTTTAAACGAAATACGAGAAGCCACACAAAATGCTGTTGTGGAAATCGATCCAAAGGAGTTTGACGAAATCACAAAACTCATGAATGCTAATTCTTCTAAGGAAATCAATAAAAAATCACTGGACAAAGTTCGAGCATTATTAAAAAAATCCAAAACGGTAAAGAGGTAAAATAATAAATGGCAACTTCAGCACACACAATCATAGATACTCAAGATAGAGCCGTTGTAAAACTAATCAACGATGGTACAAACGAAGCTTCTGTATTAAGAGTCGATGCTTCCTTATTAGGCGGGGCTAAAGTAGATTTTGAAACCAATGCTGGATCAGTTGTTGGAGACTATACTATTGGAGAAACAGTAACACAAACAGCATCTGGAGCTAGGGGAATAGTGATTTCCTCAGATAATGCTACAAAAACAGTGGTTTTAAGCATCATAGCACAAGACCCACCAATACCCTTTACAACTGGTGATGCAATTGTTGGGGATGAATCAGGGACTTCGTGGGGAGCAACTTGGACTATCACGGATGTTGAACAGTTTGAATTGGCAATTAATAAAATATGGTTTTCTGTCAATGCTCCGGCAACTCAATCAGTTTCGATTGAGTGGGATGCTACTGCAAATGCAGATGCACTTATTCTCAACGGGAATGGATTCTGGAATCTAAAGGGAGTGGGAAACACAATTACATCTCCTGCTGGATTAACTGGTGCAACTGGAAATATAGATATTACAACAAATGGAACATGGGTCGCTACCGACTCATACACAATAATACTCGAACTAAGAAAAGTTTCTGGATACAGTGGCTTATAATAAACAAAAAGGAGATTTAAAACTAATGGGAATAGAAACCTTACTACAACATGCATCTAATGATAAACCAGCAAAACTTGCTTCAGAGTTTGATTCTATTATGAAAGAAAAAATAGTAGAAAAAATTTCTGAATTGAAAGACGAAATTGTGTCTAACGTATTTGAAGCCAAAGAAGAAGAAGACGATGATGAAGACGATGACGATGAAGACATGGACGAAGAGTTTGATTCAGATGACGATGACGATGACGATGACGATGAAGACATGGACGAAAATGTAGCTGGTAAAAAAAGATCAGCCGCACAAAGAGTAGCCGCAGGACGTGAACGAAAAAAGAAAGATGCAAAGAAAATTAAGAAAAACAAAAAACTGAAACGGGTTCGTAAA